CGGTCGCGGCCGCGACGCACATGGTCATGGGCGGGTGATTCGGATGGCGGAGACGCTGCGACAGGACCGCCGCCTCGAAGGCGTCCAGGGCCGGCCCCATGTCGCGCCACCCTTGGCCATGTTCGATCACCTTCACCCTGATGCCCCAGACGTCGAGCAGCCTCTCGATCTCATCGAGCCGCCAGCGGTCGGCAAAGAGCCCTTGCACCTTGAACGAGGCGACGAGCTCGCCGAGCTGGCGCACGATGTACGTCCGATCGATTGAGCGGCCCGGCGTCGTCAGGAGGTGCCCCTCCCTCGCCCATTGCGTATACGGAGCGTGATCGCGGCGCTCAGCCTCGCCAAGCCCCTCCGCAGGCAGCCAAGCCCAGGTCAGAAGGGCTTTGCGATCCGGAAACCAGGCGGCGAGCCCCGTCAAATCGGTCGTGGCGCTCAAGTCGAGCCCAAGGTAGCAATGCTCGCCGCGCAGCTCCTCGACGTCGATCTCGCCCGCGCACGCGAGCCAATCGGCACGGGCCAGGAACGACGCCTCCGCATCGATCGCCCGATTGAGGAACAGCAGCTCGAACGCCGGCCGCCGGCCGGGCACTCGTTCCGCCTGCTCTGCGGCGACCTCAAAATCCTTCAGACTGCGAAAGTCGCCCAGCGCCGGATTGACCCGGTGCCAGACCTCGCGGTCGAAGGCGTCATCGTCCGGCCCGGCGGCGTAGATCGTGCCGTGAAACGATGGATCTACGATCGTGCCATCGAGGATCTGCTCGGCGTACCGAACCAGCTCCGACATGACGCTGTTTTCGTCCGGCGACTTGGTGCTGATGGTGACGAACAACGGCTCCAGCCGCGCGCCGCCGCCGCTCACCAGGGCGTCGTACAAATCCCGGCCCGGCCATTGCGCAAGTTCGTCCATGACGCAGAACGAGGGTGACAGGCCGTGCGCCTTCCTCGCGTCGGCGCTCAGGGCGGTGTAGACGGACCCGGTCTCGCTGTCCTCGATCGTTTTGTTGAAATCGCGCACCACGACGCGATCGGCGAGTCGCGGATTGGCGAGCAGCATCGCCAACATTTCTTTGTAGATGAGCGCCGCCTGCGCCCGATCGGCGGCGGCGGAGACGATCTGCCCGCGCGGCTCGGCCTCGGGTCCGACCAGATGCGCCAGGGCGAGCGCCGCGCTCAAGGTGGTCTTGCCGCTCTTCCGCGGCAGCGAGATCAGCGCGGATCGTTTCACGCGATGCCCGGCGCTATCGACCGCATACAGCGCCTCGATGATTTCCCGTTGCCAAGGTCGCAGCTTGAACCGACGTCCGGCGTGCATACCGGCGGTGATCTTCAGCCCTTGGATGAACCGGCAGACCTCTTCGGCACGCGAGAGAGTGGCTTTACGCGACGATTTCCGGCGTTTCCGCCGCCCGACCGGCTTCGCGTTTGGCCCTCTTAGTCCCATCGCAAAAAAAACTTCAACTTACTTCGCGCCGAGGTAGGACGGCGGTTATTGCGGACCCGGTTGGCGTGATTGAACGCCCCTACCCATCATCGCGACTTGTACCACGCGGCACCCGGATCGCGCGGCGAACCATCGGCATTGTAGCCGCGGACACGCAGCTGGCCCTTGCTTGCACGCTTCCCATCTGGTCGCTCTTTGACTTGATCATCATGTTCACGACATAGGCTACGCAGATTGGCCAAGGTATCAGCACCTCCTGCCCTTCGGCTGATGATGTGGTCGACATGGGTAGCACGCTGCCCACAGCCAGGGACCACACACACGTGGGCATCCATCAGCAGCCGCGCTTCCCTCAGCCGGCGCCACCTCTTGGTCAAGTAGAACGGGTCAGCCATGGATCATGTGTACTGCACAGCGACCGCAGGTTCGAGACCGCGTTGTAGCCGCCGGCCCGTCGGGGAATGACGTGGTCAACGATGGTGGCAGGCTGCCCGCAGACCACGCAGGTACGGTGGTCGACCCGCAGCCGCATCTCCCGCAGCCAGAGAAATTCCTTTTGCCAAAATAGCGAAGCACTCATTCCCGGCCTGATGGGTATGTCCTCTGCCCGATAGATGGGTATGTCGCTCATTCGATCCTGATCCTAGACCCTGGACCTGGCCGCCTCTGTCAGCGAGGGGAACCACATGGCGAGGACCTCGCCCCGGTGTACGCCGAGCGGACGGTCGGGGTTGACTCCGGCGGCGATCAGCCGTCTGGCAAGGAGGCGGACGGGGGTGTAGCTGCGGGCGACCTCGTCCATGGCCCGGCATTCGGTGAAGCCCACGAGCTCGGCCCGGATGGCGCCCGGCGGGACCCTGGTTTTCAAGCCAACCTACTAGGTCTTGTGGAGCCCCGATCCTGGGGCGTCGCCGATCGGCGTTGTGCGCGTTTTGTGTCACGTTGTGCTGGCGCCTTCCGAGCGGCAGGAAAGCCTTGCGGGGTGCGGGTTTTCGAGCGGTTTTGACCGTTGGCACAAAGCAATGAGGCCCCCGTTCAGGGAGCCCCAAGAAGTGTAGGTTTTATGCGGGTTTCTTCGATGTAACTGGTACAGATCTGCAAGACCTCCGGGATGTGGTCCGAATGCAGTGTTTACAGCAGTTTTAACTGTGGTTTGTGCTCGGATTGGGGTTCCTTGAACTTGGTCGGACCCCGTTTGTATTTATGTTTCAATAACTTAAGAGGAGCAACTTTGTGTCGCGACTTGAGGACTGCATAGACATGCCCATCCGTGCAGTCCGTCATTCTGGCTATCTCAAGCACCTGATGACCCTGTTCATACAGCCGGAGAATCCGCTCATCCCGCCAGCGAAAATAAAGCGTCCGTGGACTGGGCAATCCGAGCCGTTTGAACTCATCAAGCATCTTGTGTTGCGCGCTCGAGATGCTTTGGCGCCCATTCTCAAACTCGATCAGACTATAAGCCTCTATCGGCCCCGTGCCTCGGAATAGCATTTTGAGAAATTGCTCGACCCATGGTCGGGCCATGCTTGGAACATCGATCGGCAATTCGACATCAACAACAGGAACAGCAACATTCGATTTAATCGCTGTTTCCTCTGGCGCCGGCAATGCGATTGGCGGCGGGATAGTGAGTGGTCGCGACGGCGCGTCGATCTCAACGATCGGATCTAGCCAATCTGGAATGCGTAGGAATTTTTCGCGCGCCTCAGGGTCGTCGAGGCAATGGCCATAGACATCAAGCGTCATCGATGCATTCTTGTGGCCAAGCCACTTCGCAACCTGGTGTACGTCGCCGTTAGTGGCTTTCATCCAATGCGAGGCGCACCAATGGCGAAGGGCATGAAAAGTAAATTTCGGACGCTTTGTGTCTGGCTTTATCAAGCCGCATTCGCTCATCACTTCAGTAAACCACAACGAGACCATACGGGGATCGAGAGGCTTCCCTCCCCGGATTTTCAGCACTGGCCCAACGCATCTACCTTCCGTTTGCTTATAGAATATTGCGTGCCGCTCAAGGATCTCTTGCGCCCGCAACGTCGTTGGTATCTTACGATATCCGGCCTCTGACTTTGGTGGCTTGCGTCCGGTCAGTTTGCCGATGGATTCCTTGATATCGATCTCGCCAGTCTCTCGATCGATCGAATCCCATCGCAGCGCGACGACCTCTCCGGCTCGCATTCCACAACTGGCACCCAAAAGCACGAGAACTTTGAGACAGGACCATTTCAGCCCGTTATTGAAGATCGGCTTTGGCTGATTGAGATATTTGCGTAATGTCTCGAGATCGGATCGGTCGGGGATCTCCGCCCGCTTTTTGATCTTGCCCGGCAGCTTCACTTTCTGAGCGCGCAGCGGATTTGCATTAAGCATTCCGCGAATGACGGCGTGGTCAAGAACAACACTCAGCATCATCAGCATGCCGCGCAATGTGCTCGCGGCATATTTTCCGCTCAATTCATGAAACCAATCTTCGATTTCCCGGCACGATATAGCGTGCAGTTTTTGCTTGCCGAATTTGTGCTGAAGCATTTCGACCAGTTGGTCGTATCTTTGAAAAGTCTCAAGACCGAGCGTTCTGTCCTTGGATTTTGTCCGTTGTTCGCATCGTTTTCGGAAACTTTCCGCCGCATCGTTGAACGTGAAGCGACCCGCGCCCTTCTCCTTGAGCTCGTCGAGCCGCCTGTTCTCCTTGGCGGCAAACTCCTCGGCGTGGCGCCAGTTATTGAACCATTTCTTTTTGCGGTCGGGATCTCGCCACGTCGCCTGGATGCGCCATTCGTTTTGGTATGGCACCTCCTTCAGCAGGATGGCGCCGATAGACTTGGGCACGCGGCCCGTGGGCTTCGTCATCAATGGAACGCGCTTCATGATTTACTCCCATCATCGAAATCAAAGACTAGCTGGCGGGCGGCTCGTGGCCGGGAAACGCGATAGCGGTGGCAGTAACGCGGCAGCGGCGATCCTGGCGGCCGCAACAGATCGGCCGGCTCGCATTGCAGCGCCCACGCAAGCTGATCGAGCCGGGCCGCCGATATGCCGGCGCGGGCATGTTCGTGGTTCTGGATCATCTGTATTGCGACGCCGATAGCCTTCGCCAGTTGGCGTTGCGTCATGCCGCGGTGTTGGCGGACCTGGCGCAGGCGCTCGGCATAGGCGCGTGGTAAGGGAGAGGCAGCTCGGGCCATGGATCGCAACTCCATCGGCTTGGGTTAGGCTCGGCGAGGTGTTGATCCACCTCGTCGGGCCGCTCAGCAGGGCGCCGAGCTCATTCGATATACCACGGGATCACGAGATCATGGCACGGCGTTTGCCCTACTTCGTCGCCAGACTCCTTTCCTTCACTGCCCTTTCCAGCCGATCCAGTGCTTGTTGGAGGCCAGGGCGAGCGAGCGCGCCCCCAGGGAGCGCCGTAGCGAGCTCGCCCTCTAAAGGAAGAAGAACTTGATTTTCGGTTTCTGCTGAAATTTGCAGGTTAGAAGGATTCGGCGGCTTGGCGCAGGGTTTTGGATCATTGAAGGTGTATTGATTGCTGGTCCTGACGACACGCCAGCGCGGCGCAAGGTGCCCGAACATGTCGTGGCTCCACTCTCTCACGCGCGTGATCCGATTGACCCAACTCAACAGGGCGGCGCGCTCCAGCGCATGGATGGCCCGGTAGACTGTCGAGGGGTCGCAGTCGGCCTTGTTGGCGATCGTGTCGTATGATGGAAAACATTTCCCGCTCTGGGAGTTGTGAAACCCCCAAAGGATTGCGTTGAGCACGGCCAGGAACTTGGCCGTCAGCACGCCGTAGTGCTTCCGCTCCTCGGTTCGGTGCGAGAGCGCCCTGGCCAGGGTCATAATCCGGATCTTGGCGTTCCTATCGAGCGGCAATAGCCGGCCGTCGCCGAACAGCTTCTCGCGGCGGGGGTAGCCTTGAATTGTTGTGGACATCGGGCCTCCATCGAGGCCACCAGGCAAAGGGGGAGCGTTCCTCGGAACGAACGAGGTTGACCGCAATCCGCGATTCAGGCAGGAAGGGCGCGGCCCTTGCTTGTGGCCTCCAGTTTAGCCGTCGCTGTTTCCGCAGCGGCGGCTTTTGCTTGTGGGCTACCGGCCATGAAACGCGGCCGGCTTGCCCTCATGCTGTGATTTGGTGATTCGGGTCAATGGTCGGGCGTTAACCGGCCGCTAACCACGTCATGCCTATGGTGCGCCTCCCGGTCACTGCCGCGAGACGCCGTGCCATGTCCCTCACCCTCGCCGAAGCTGCCGCCCTCTGCGGCCTCGACAAGTCCACCGTGCGGCGCGCCGTGCGGTCGGGGCGGATATCGGGCACCCGCGACGACCTCGGGGTGTGGCACGTCGAGCCGTGCGAGCTGACCCGTGTTTTCCCGCCGGCCAGCGCCCCCACGGCGGCCGCTGATGCGTTGCCGCGAGACGCCCTACCCCAAACAGCCTCCGACGTGGACCGCACCAGCGACGCCCTGGTTGCCGAGCTCCGGGCCGTCATTGCGGATCTGCGGCAGGAGCGTGACCGCCTGCTGACCATCGCCGAGCGGCAGTCGCTACCCGCACCACAACAGCCAATCACTTGGTGGCGCCGGCTGCGGACGAGCGGGTGAAGGAACGGCGCTCGGGATCGGCTCAGCTTTGAGCCGAGCCAAGAGCGCCGGCTCCGAGTCCGCGAGCAGCGTCGCGAGGAGCGCCGCGCGTCTGCGGGAGTAGGCGCGGTTGCGCTCGCGCTTCTTCTCGGCATGCCGCCAATAGGCGCCCTTCCATTGGCAAGTCACGGAGCAGTATTTGTGGAGACGCTTGGCGCCCTTGATCCGCTTTCCGCAGTGTTGGCATTTCAGCTTGGCGCGGGCCGCGGCTCGCTCGCGTCGACGGTCGGTCGTATCCTTTCGGCTCTTGCATCGGCGATTGCAGAACCGTTTTCGGGGGTCGGCGTCGTCGGGGAGGAGGGCGCTACAGCATTCGCACCGTTGCCGCCAATCTTCCCGTTGCCGTTGACCCATGGATGACGCTTCCCGTTCATTTTCTCTTTGACTGACCGGCCACCGCTGCATTGGCGCGAACAGAATCGCTGCTTTGCGTTTGCCGGCCGGAACCAGGCGCCGCAGGCCTCGCACGGGATTGCCGCGGCGCGGTCTCGGCGCGCTTGGAGAGACGCGAGGGCGCGCTCGCGCTCGCCGGATCTGAACTCCTCGGATTGGAACGCTTGGCGATATCGGTCGCCACAGCCGCCGCCGCAGAACTTCGGTCGATTCTCAGGCAGCCGCGCCCCGCAATGGAGGCAGTGCGTGAAGGAGACCCGCGTCCCGACGCTGTCCTGCGCGTATTCCCTTTGACCCCATGCCCACGGCGGCCGCTTGACGTTGAGCAGTTCGAGCGCTCGACGAACGATGTCCGCGGCGGTCGCGTCTGAGCGCGCCCAGGACATCCCTTGCAAACACATTTTCCAGCGCAGCCTGTGGCGACAGTAGGCTTCAAACCGGAATAGCGTTGGTTCGCCGCGTATCAGCACCGTGGCGACCGCCTTCACCAGATGTCGGGTTTCGTTCTTGGGGCCGTTGACCCGGCGCGGCTTCGCCATGGCACCTCATGCGGCTTGCTTCGGTTTCGGTTTGCCGGTTTGCTCGGCGGCCATGTTCATTGGCGACAGGAATTCATCGCCGCCGGGATCGGTGCGCGGATTCATATTCTCGAACCTGCGAAGTTCATTCGGGCTGTTGAGCCCGATTTCCCGCGCGATGCGATACGCCTGATAGCGTTCGAGCATGTTCGCTCGGGTCAACACATCGGCGTCGAACTCGACCTCATGCGTCCGCCGGCCTTCGTCACTGAACAAGCTCCGTTCAATGGTGCGCTCCCAGCGAGTCAGCCACGGGACGATCGTATGCTGATGAAACCAGCGGCCAAGCTCGGTCACGTTGCTATAGGTACCGTGCGAGAGATCGCCGAGAACCGGCGGCGGCACTCTGAAAATTCTCGCGATCGTCTCGATCGAGAATTGCCGAGACGCCAGCAGCTCGGTCGCTTCCGGCGAGACCGAGATCGCTTGCCACCGCATACCCTCTTCCAAAATCGCGACCTCGCCGGCCTTCTCGGGGCCTTGGTAGGTGCGTTTGAAGTCGGCGCTCAGCCGCTGGGCGCCCTCTAGTCCGACGTTTTCGGGATGCATCAGGACCCCGGACAACGATGCGGAATTTCTGAAAACGGACGCCGCGTGTGTCTCAGTCGCGAGCGCAATGCCAAACGTCTCGCGCGCACGCTGCAGTCTGCTCCTGCCGACGATGCCGTCGTCTGATCGATCCCGTAGATGAAAGATTTCATCGGCGACTAAGCGCCGCGTCCCGCCGGCGGGATCGGTCACGTCGTAGAGAATGCCGTGCGAACGGGTGACGCGCAGAACTGAAACCGTGTCCGGGTGCAGGGGCCACAACGCGACCGGCGCACCGCGGTTGTCCCGCTCGATCTCGCAGTAGGCATTGCCACGCAACAGGCAATGCGCCGTCATCATCTCCAGGAATTCAACCGGCGTCTGCAGCGTGTTCGGAGCGCGCCCGAAAAGTCGGGCGACGGGGTGGTCGCTCGCCAACGATTTCCCGTCGCCCTCGCGGCGATAAACCAGCAGCGGGAGGGTAGCGAGCGTCTCGCTGATGATCTGCACGCACGCAAAAACCGCAGACAGATTTTCGGCGAGATGCGGACCGACGGGGACGCCGGCCTGCGTGTCAAAGCCAATGCCGCGCATCAAATCCCATGAGCTTGCGCTACGTCGTTCGACGCCGCGGGTCGCGAGGTCGACGCCAGCCCGTGATCCGATTCCTAAAATGCGCGATATGAGCCCCATCACAACGTTTCCAGATATCGTCGCGCGATCGCGACACGTGGATGAAACACAGGCCGCGAGCGCGCTTGCACCAAAGTGTTCGGATAGGCGGGCCAGCTCTGGACTATCGAGACCTCGTGCAAATCGACGGCCTCCAAGGTGCGCCGTTCGCCGTCCCAACTCTCGCGCTTGACGGTGAACGCAAAACTTGCGCCGCCGAGGTCGCCGCGCTCTGCAAGCGCCAATAGATCATTGCCGACCGAAGTCGCGGGAACGTCGAGGTCGAACGCAAGCCCGCGCGAATCCTCGGTAAGCCGCAGCGTTCCTGATTTCGTGCGCGCAAGCACGCGGCCGGGATCATGATCGACAAGCGCCAGCACGTCGCCACGCTCGGCAAGACTGGCGCCGAAGGCGCCTGGCGCGATGGTCTCCACGAAATCGGCGATCCGGGCCTCGGCGCCGAAGGTCGCGGCATAGCCCTGTAAGCGCCTCCTCCTGGCGCGCACCTCCCCGACGATGGCACGGCGCTCGATCGTCTCAGTCACGGCATCACCAACCTGAATTGATCAAGCTGCACGTTGCCGTCCTTCTTGATCTGCGTGTCGGGTTTGAGCTTGATGACCGCGTCGCTGTCCGCCGTGCCAACATCGCACACAAAGGCGGCGCGGCCGTCTGCGGCGGTGACGCGCGCGGACGTTGCTTCGCCACTTGCAACGGCGACGCCGGGAGCAACTTGAAACACGAGCTCGCCGTCGACGGCAGCGCCGGGATCGGACAGTCCCAACGTGACCAGTAGCTCGCTGTCGGACGACAACAGTTCGAGCGTTCCGTCGCCGATCATGTCGCTGACGGCGTCGAGCATCGCATCGTTCAGGGCCTCGGACACATCGAGGATCATGTTTGCCTCACTGCAAACTAGTCGCGTCCGCCATCAGCACGTGCGTCTCGCGAAGCAACTGCGCGTAGAGATTCCTCATCCGCGCGATCTGCTCCGCGTCGGCGCCGCGGCGTCGCACCCAGACCTCGAAATCCCGCAGCAGCGTCGCCTCGATCACGTGCCACTCGACCGCTTCGTCGGGCTCGATCATTCAGTCTGCCAAACTCGCGTAGGCGAACGATTCGCCATGCCTGACCGCGACATCAACGTCGCGCATGACACGCAAAAGAATTCTGCCGCGCGCGTACGCCGAATCGGCATACGGGTTCGCCAAAACATCGACGCCGCTCCAATAACCGACCAACAACTGATTCCACGCGCCGAAAATCACGACGGACGTTGTTGCTGTATCGCTTGCGTCGAGAATTTGGGAAGTCTGAACGCCATAACCCGCCAGCGAGTCGGGCGCCTGCATCAACATCATGGAATCAGTGCTGGCGACCATCACGGTCGAGCGAAGTTTCTTGACGGCGTCCGCGCTCATAGCCCAGCCCATGCTGCCAATGTCGGCATTCGCGTTCTGGATAGAGGCCGGGAATCCGAGAACTTCCGCCCACGTCGGCGTCAAAGTTTTGCTAACGACGCCCGGCGCGTGGATGACTCCGATCGGGGTGTTGCCAGCGCCGGTGCCGAACAGCGCCGCAAAATCGATCGCCTCGGCAACGACGGCGGTGAGATCGTTGCGCACAATCTCCTCGATGGCCGGGACCGCATTGATCAACGTGCGCCTTGAGTAGGAGACGAGCGCGCCGACAGTCTTCGGACTAAGCGTCACGTCATCGAAGGTTGGTTGGGTTTCGGTCAACGCGCCATCTTCAGCGACCCATTGCGCCGCGCTCGATCCGGTTTGCCGCGGGATATCCTGGTCGCCGACCAAATCGTTGAGGATCGTCGCACCCAATCTTCCGACGATCAGGCTGCTGCGTAATTTATCGATGAAGAGATCGCCTCGGTGCGTTTCAGGATAGAGCTGCGAGGCGCTCGAGCCGACCAGCAGTGTGCGTTTCTCAGAATGGAAATACTCATCCGGCACGGCGATGCCTTGAAATTTCCGGCCGCTGCGGTTACGGACCTCGGCCGATATCTCGCGTTCGAAACCGTCGTCCACATCCTCGCCGAGCCGCGCGTTGATCGCTTTCACGAGACTGAATTCCCGCGCGCGTTTCTCGTACTGTCCATCGCCGCGGCCATGATGAAGGATCGCCGGCGCCGCCCGTTCAGCCTCCTGCAGGTCGCGGCTGCGCTCGATCTTTCGATCCAGATCGGCAAGCTCGGTCTTCAGCTTTTTGTGTTTGTCGTTCTCAGCGTCGGAATAGTCACGCTTCTCGGATTCGGCTTTGTCGTTGATCGCCCGCATTTCAGAAACGGCGGTCGACCGCCGCTCCTGCAATTCATGGAGCTTGGCCATCGCGGCCTCCTTCTAATGCCAAGGCGTCCCTTGGCCGGGATAGGCGCGCCATCACGGCGGGCCGCCAGCAACGTAACACGCCCGTAATGTTCCGTGAAATACTACGGGTTGCCGGGCAGGGTGAGCAGACCCCGCGTCCGGTAGACCGACTCCCGTTTCGCCGGCACTCGGGCGGCGCCGCCGACCGCCATGACCGCGGCGATCAGGACGTCGATCCGGCCATAGGTATGGTTCTTGGTCAGCTTCCGGTTGCCGGCCGGGTCGGTCATTACGGTCGCGGCCGCGACGCACATGGTCATGGGCGGGTGATTCGGATGGCGGAGACGCTGCGACAGGACCGCCGCCTCGAAGGCGTCCAGGGCCGGCCCCATGTCGCGCCACCCTTGGCCATGTTCG